GTGCACCTCCTAGCGGCACAAACAATATTTATGTTGTTCATCAAGCAAAGAGTGTAGGAACTATTGATGTTCCTGCTCTAGGCGTTAGCACAGCAAGTATACAAGCAGATGCAATTACAGAAGCTAAAATAGCAGATGACGCTGTTGAAAGTGAACACTTAAATAATAATGTAATTTCTGGTCAAACTGAATTAGCGGCTACCCCTGCTGATACTGATGAGTTTTTAATAAGTGATGCAGGAACATTAAAAAGAATAGACTACAGTTACATTAAAGGTGGAGGAAGTTTAAAAAAAGTTCATACTATAACAGCTAGTGATGATTCAGCAGTTACATTTAATTCAACTTATTTAACTTCAACTTATAAAAGATACACTTTAGAGGCTTTTGACATACAATCTGCTAATGACAATGTGTATTTAGAGTTATCTTTTAGTGTAGATAATGGAAGCAATTACTTAACTGGAGCTATAACAAGAATAAATATATCTAATACATCAGGGCAAGGAAATGATGCAATTCAAAGTAGAAATACAACTGGTCAAAATACCCTTCAATTAGGTGGAGGTACAAATTTTGGAACAGGCACAGGCGAAGTTGGTGCTTTTACATTTGAGTTAGTAAATTTTTCTGATACTGCACATTATAAGTTGCTGTATTACAATGGTGCTTTGTTTAATGCAGGGGGAACTGGAGGAATTAATTTAGGTGCAAGTACAATAGCAACAACATCCGCAATAAATAATATTAAATTTAGTTTTTCAGGTGGAAATATTACTGCGGGAACATTTATTTTATATGGGATTGAATAATGGTTAGATATAATAATTTTGGAAATGGTAAAAGGATTCAATTTACAGCCGAAGAAGAAGCGGCAAGAGATGCTGAAGAAAAAGCAATAGCAGACGGACAACTTGATAAAGATTTAGAGGAGCTTAGAATTAAAAGAAATAGACTTTTAGCTCAAACGGATTGGTGGGGCACATCTGACAATACGATGACAGATGCACAAAAAAAATATAGACAAGATTTAAGAAACTTACCAAGTGGATTAGATACAGTAGAAAAGGTGGCTAACGTAACATGGCCAACAAAACCATAGGAGTAACACATGAGTAAAACACAAATACCAACAGGCGGCATTGCAGATGATGCAGTAGGTAATACTAAGTTAGACCTTACTGCTAACTATGCGTTTACTGGCACTGTTACAGGAACAAATGGTTCATGGAATAAAATTTCTACAAACACAATTAGTAGTGCTGTTAATGTTGTAGAGTGGACAGGAATAGATGACACTTACAAAATTTATGCTGTCGTAGGTAATAACATGCAACTAGATGGTGATGGTGGAATAGGTTTTAGAATTGGAACAAGTAGCGGTTATGTTGATAGTGCTTATAGATTTACAGGATTTGCTAGTACAGTTGATAATACAAATATAAGTGGCATTGGAAACGTTAGTTCAAATAGATGGGCCTTATCGGGAACACATTTTAATTTTGGTGGTGCTGGACATGAAAATGCAAATTTTGTTGCTTACTTTTTTAATTTAAGAGGGTCAAGTGGATTTAGAGTTTTTCAAGCACACACATCTTTTACTGATACATCTGATAATCAAATTCACACCTTTTTAACTGGGAGACTATACGAAGCAAGTCCATCAGCTAAAGATAGAATACAGTTTGGTAATATTGGTGGTGGTCAAAATATGGACGCTGGAGATTTTACTTTATACGGAGTTCAACAATGAAAAAATATAGTAATGGTGTTTTGGTCGATATGACAGAGCAAGATATTGCACAATATAAAAAAGATTTAGAAACAGAAAATAGTTCAGAAATTAAATTACAAAAAATAAAAAATATCCGTTTAGATAAACTTATAGAAACTGACTGGTGGGTATTGCGAGGTAATATGACAGATGCACAAACTCAATATAGACAAAAACTGAGAGACATACCTGCTGATTACGATAGTTCTAAATACGATGCATTACTCGCTAGAGATAGTGAGGGTCAATTAACACACACAGTTTGGACAAAACCATAAGGAGTAAAACATGGCACTAAGTAAAATAGATGTAGCAAATATGTTAACAGGTGCAACTCC